AGCAGACCTTGTGACTTCTTGATGTAAAGAAGGGGAGGGGCCGGAGCAATCCGGTCCCTTTTAACATGACAGACAAAAAACTATTTGATGTGAACCCCGATCTCGGGATCACCCGCACTTGGCATTACGACGCAGAAAAAGATGAGGCGACCATCCAGACGCAGCAGGATGTGACCGCGATCATTGAGGAGAACAAGGACGAATTCAATCAGGTCGATGAGCGCGCTCGCTGGGGCGAGTGGTCGCGTGTCGCATCTATTCCGCTGAGTCTTTATTACCAGATGAAGGCCGAGGGCAAAATCGACGATCAGGAATACATGAAGAGGTGGTTAAACGATAGTGAAAATCGGCACTTCCGTACAAGGCCGGGCAAGGTATGAAGCACAACTACATCGCGGTCTGCACGCCAGCGCGTGACATGGTGCATACCATGTTCACTTACGATCTGGTCAACATGGTGTGCTTTCACACCCTGAACACGAACGACGCTGTATCGCTCAAGATCAGCGAGGGAACATTGATCGCCAACCAGCGCGCCGAGCTGACGCTGGACGCAATGCGCGAGGGATGCTCGCACATCCTGTTTATTGACTCCGATATGCGTTTCCCGCAGGACATGATCTCGCGGCTATTGGCGCATGATCTGGACATCGTGGCGACCAATTGCGCCCGCAGGCGTATTCCCACTGGGCCTACGGCTCAGGTCTATAAGCCCGACGGAGAGCGCGAGCTGGTCTGGACAATGCCAGATGACACCGGCCTGAAGGAGGTTCACTCTGTCGGCATGGGCGTCATGATGATTAAGGCAAATGTTTTCAAGGCATTGTCAGAGCCGTGGTATGAGACGCCTTGGCGGCACGATAAGAGAGGCTACATCGGTGAAGATGTGTTCTTCTGTAGAAAAGCACGCGATGCTGGATTTAAAATCTGGATAGACCAAGATGTGTCAAAAGAGATCGGGCACATCGGGATGTTTGAATTCAAGCATGACCATACCTGGGTCATAAAGGACCTGGAGAAGGAAAAGGCGACCTGATGGCTTTGACGACCTACAACGAGCTGAAAACCTCGGTCGCTGACTGGCTGAACAGGACCGACCTGACGGCGGTCGTGCCCGACTTTATCTCGCTGGCCGAGGCGCAGATTGAGAGGACGCTGCGCACCCGTCAGATGATTGTGCGCGCCACGGCCTCGATTGATACCGAGTACAGCGCGGTTCCTGCTGACTTCCTTGAGACTAAATCAATCAAGCTGAACACCAACCCTGTCACGGCTTTGGCCTTTGAGTCGATTGACGCGATGGATCAGCTCAAGGCCACGACCTACATCGCCTCGGGTAAGCCTCAGTATTTCAGTATCGTCGGCGGCCAGATCAGGGTTTTGCCGGTGCCTGACGCGACTTACACCGCCGAGCTGACCTACTATGCAAAATTGAGTAAGTTATCAAGCACCAATACAACAAACTGGCTTTTGACGCAGGCGCCGGATGTGTACCTTTACGGATCGCTGATGCAGGCGGCTCCTTACCTCAAGGAGGATGAGCGCATTACGGTCTGGGCCAGCATTTATGCAAGAGGGCTTGAGGAATTGCAGATTGCAGATGATCGCGGCGCAACGTCTGGCGGGGCCATAATGATGCGTGCCAGGACTTTCGGATAAAGGAGTGCAATAAATGTCATCGTTCACCGACTACACCGAGAACCTGGTTCTCAATTGGCTGCTCACCACGAACAGCGCCACCCGACCGACCGCATGGTTTGTCGGCCTGTTCACTTCTGCCCCGTCTGACACTGGCGGCGGCACCGAGGTCAGCGGCAGCGGTTATGCACGCGCTTCGACCGGCACGATCAGCGTCTCTGGCACCTCGCCCACGACCGCAACGAATGCCGCTGCGATTGAGTTTGCTGCGGCTTCTGGCGGCAACTGGGGCACGATTGGCTGGGCGGCGATCTTCGACGCATCGACCGGCGGCAATATGCTGGCTTGGGCAGCCTTGACGACATCGCGGACGATCAACGATGGCGACGTTCTGCGCATCCCGGCTGGCGATCTGGACGTCACCTTGACCTGATGCCATGCCAGCTTACGGCGTAGGCTCATACGGCGTCGGGCAGTATTCTGATCCTCGAGTCGGTTATGGATATGGGTCCTACGGCGTAGGCAACTACTCGCGGGGCACGTTCCAGCCTGCCCTGACGATTGCGGCCAGCTCCACTGTATCGGCAGCCGCGATTCGCTATGCCATAGCGGTCATCAATGCTCAGGCCGCCTCAACTGTTGCGGTGGCCGCCACGGCGGTCAGAAATGCGTCGTTTAGCGTTTCTGCGTCGTCTTCTGTTTCTGTAAATGCACAACGTGTCTCAGATGGCGCATTTACACCTGCCGCAGAATCTTCTGCCAGCGTCAGCGCCCTGCGATACGCCATAGGCGCGGCCACCTCTGCAAGCACTTCTTCTGTCAGCGTTGCTGCACTGCGGTATGCGATAGGGGTATTTGAGTCTGATGGCGTCAGCGCCATGACGGTCAATGCTGTCAGGGTGCCGCTGATAAACATTGTCATCGACGGCTGGGCCGAGATGACGGTCAGCACCAGCGTCATCGTCAATCAGGCGGTGACGATAAATGCTGAGTCAAGCATGGAGGTCGCGGCGATCAGGATTCATCCTGGTCTGATTGAGGTTGTCGCAGCCTCTAGCATGAGCGTAGATGCTGTCCTAAAATGGGCAACAGAATCCGACACGCCGGAAACCTGGACAAGTATCCCAGATCAATCAGAGATCTGGACTGCGGTTTCTGATGCATCGACGAGCTGGGCTCCGCAGAGCGACACGCCCGAGCCCTGGACTCCGATTTCCGAAAACTCCGAAACCTGGCAAATTGCCGCATGAGGTGAAAGATGGCCGATACAACTACCACAAACCTGCTCCTGACCAAGCCCGAGGTCGGCGCTTCCACCGACACCTGGGGCACCAAACTCAATACCGATTTGGATACGCTTGATGCCATCTTCGCATCAAATGGAACAGGGACATCTGTTGGACTTAATGTCGGATCTGGCAGGACATTGGCAGTTGCTGGAACGATGGCCCTTACTGGCAACATCACAGCCAATGGAGCTACGATCAGCCCGACCGAGCTGTCATTCATTGACGGGTTAAGCTCGACGGCTGCGGGACTAGGAACTGCTCAATCGTTCACGGCGGCACAGCGTGGATCTGTATCTGCCTTGACCGATGGGGCGACCATAACTGCGAACTTTGCACTAGCCAACAACTTCAGCGTCACGCTGGGCGGCAATCGCACCCTTGCGAATCCGACGAACCTGACGGCGGGCCAGCATGGCGTGATCGTGATTACGCAGGACGGCACCGGTTCGCGGACTCTGGCGTATGGATCAAACTGGAAGTTCCCTGCTGGCGCTGCCCCGACGCTGACGACGACTGCTAATGCGGTCGATGTGCTTGCGTACTATGTGGAAAGTTCAAGCCGCATCACAGCTCGCCTGATTGGAGACGTTAAGTGAGCGCGATGATCGGCAATCCGCTGCTGCTCGGTGGCGGCGACTATGAGATCAGCCGTTCTGTGCGGCTGCGGTCGAGTGCGTCTGCTTACTTCAATCGGACTCCTGCAAGTGCTGGCAACCGCCGCACATGGACATGGAGTGGCTGGGTTAAGCGAGGCGCTCTGAGTGCGTTACAAGAGATTTTTGAAGCATCTGATGGCACAGGAAGCAATGAGGCTATTGTTCAATTTAACGCCAACGATACGCTGACGATTTACTCATACATTGGAGCGTATCAACTTAACTTGGTAACAACTCAAGTTTTTAGAGACCCTTCTGCATGGTTTCACCTAGTGCTATCTGTTGACACTACGCAAGCAACATCGTCTGATAGAGCAAAACTTTATATCAACGGTACGCAAGTAACTGCGTTTTCAACAGCAACCTATCCAACTCAAAATTACGATACTTATGTAAACACAACACAAGTACATTCAATCGGACGCATGAGAGCCGTAAATGGAAGATACCTTGACGGCTACCTAACCGAAATCAACTTCATTGACGGTCAAGCCTTGACCCCAAGCAGCTTCGGCGAGAGCAACGCCACCACCGGCGTCTGGCAGCCCAAGAAGTACACCGGCACTTACGGCACCAATGGCTTCTACCTGAACTTCAGCGACAACAGCAACAACACCGCAGCCACCATCGGCAAGGACTACAGCGGCAACGGCAACAACTGGACACCGAACAACATCAGCGTGACCGCTGGCGTGACGTATGACTCCATGCTGGATGTGCCGACGCAGTGGGCTGATGGCGGGAATGGGCGGGGGAATTATGCGGTGTTGAATCCGCTAACTTTAGTTGGTTCAGGAACAGGAAGTTTAAGCAATGGAAATTTAACTTTAACTTCTCCAACAAGCGATGCTCAAGGAACGCAGACAGCAGGAACGATTGCAGTCAGTAGCGGAAAGTATTATTGGGAAGAAACATTTACTACACTAACTTCTGGTTCCGGCTATTTATGCGCCGGTCTGCAAGATGGGACTGTCACAATTAGTGGTTTATCTGGCTCAAGCAGATCGGGTGCGAATACTTGGTGGGTTTCAGATGACGGAAACTATCGAGCAAATGGTGGTTCAGTTACATCTTCTGGTCTAGGTGCTTTTTCTGCTGGCGATGTTGCCATGATTGCAGTTGACATGGACAACAAAATAGCGTGGATCGGAAAAAATGGAACTTGGGTTGGCAGTCCGTCTGGCGGTACTGGTAATACATTTTCTAGCTTGCCAAATTTGGTTGCCCCTTTTGCTCAAGCAATTAGAAACACAACAACAAGCAGCGTAATTAACGCCAACTTCGGCCAGCGCCCCTTCGCCTACACCCCGCCCACAGGCTTCAAGGCTCTGAACACGCTGAACCTGCCTGAGCCGGTGATTAAGAAGGGCAACGCGTGGTTTGATGCGACCCTGTACACAGGAACGGGAGCATCGCAATCCATCGTCAACGCTGGCGGGTTCCAGCCAGACTTTGTGTGGACGAAGTCGCGCAGCGCGGCTGAGAGTCATCGCCTATATGACGCTGTGCGTGGGGCCACGAACTCGCTGTATTCCAACCTAACCAACGCTGAAGCCACGGAAGCGCAATCGCTAACCGCTTTCAACAGCAATGGCTTCACGCTTGGCACTGGCGCACCCAACACAAGTTCGGCCACCTACGTCGCTTGGCAGTGGAAAGAAGGCGCGACGCAGGGCTTCGACATCGTGACGTACACGGGCACGGGTGCGAACCGCACTGTGTCGCATTCGCTTGGTGTCGCGCCGAGCATGATGATTGTCAAAATCCGCAGCGGCACTGGCAGTCCAGATGGCTGGGGTGTTTATCACGCCTCGCTTGGCAACACGCAGGCGCTTACACTTGAGACAACATCTGCCGCTGCAACCAGCTCTACCTACTGGAACAACACATCACCAAGCAGTTCCGTGTTTACTGTGGGGACTTGGAGCCGAGTCAACAACAACGGCGGCAACTACGTCGCCTACCTCTTCTCCGAGGTCGCAGGCTTCTCGCGCTTCGGCAGCTACACCGGCAACGGCAGCAGCGATGGGCCGTTTGTGTTCTGTGGGTTTAGGCCGAGGTTCATCATGTTAAAGAATACGGCACAGGCAACCAACTGGCGCATTCACGACACTTCGCGTGACCCAGAAAACACTTCGGATGTAACGCTGTACCCTAACGGTGCAAGTGCGGAAGATAGTGGATTTGCGATTGATATTCTTTCCAACGGATTCAAATTGCGCTTCACTGATGCTGGCTCAAATGGAAATGGCAACACGATAATTTTTGCCGCCTTCGCCGAGAACCCCTTTAAGAACGCACTTGCGAGGTAATCATGTTTTTGCTCAACGGACAAACCCTGCCACTCGACACACCTTTTGACGCTAATGGTGTGCAGTACCCCGCCAACTGGCTGCGCCTGACCAGCTCGGAGGAGAAGGCGGCCATCGGCATCACCGAGGTGGCTGATCCTGCACCGCACGATGACCGCTTCTATTGGGCGCCTGGCGTGCCGAAGGATCTGGAGCAGCTCAAGAAGCAGATGACGGAGCAGGTCAAGGCGACGGCTGGCTCGCTGCTCGCGCCGACCGATTGGAAGATCGTCCGCGCTGCCGAGGGTGTCAAACCTGCGGACGCTGACACCTTGGCAAAGAGGACGGCCATCCGCGCTGCCTCTGATGCGAACGAGGCTGCAATAGCGGCTTGCACAAGCGTGGATGCGCTGGCCTCTTTGCAGATTACCTGGCCTGTTGACGATGAGGTGTGATGATGGAGCCGGTAGAGATTGACCCGATCAAGTACGGTGCAATGTGGCAGCGCGTCAATGACTACGAGCGCCGGTTCGAGGTAATCGACAAGAAGCTGGACAAGATGGAGGGCCAGATAGAGGAGCTTCTGGCCTTAGCCAATAAGGGTAAAGGCGGCTTTTGGATGGGGATGACGATTGCCAGCAGCGTGGGAGCTGCAGTGGCGTGGATAGCGGGACATTTCAAGGGGGGGTGAAGTGATTGATCCGATCACCGCACTATCGGCCATCTCATCTGCGGTCGCCTTAGTCAAGAAGGTATCAAAGACAGTCGATGATGTGGCTTCTTTAGGGCCGGTGCTTGGCAAATACTTTGACGCCAAAGAGCAGGCCATAAAGGTCGTCGAGAAGTCTAAGAATGGTGAGTTCAAGGGGTCTGCTCTTGGAAAGGCTCTTGAGCTTGAAATGGCGCTTGAGCAGGCCCGCGAGTTTGAAGAGCAGGTAAAGATGCTGTTCTTCCAGTCCAACAAAATGGACGTCTGGATGCGCATTACAGCTAGGGCAAAGCAGATGGAAGCTGATGCCGCCCGCGCAGAAAGTCGCAGAAAAGCCGAGAAGAAACGCAAGCAAGACGAGATTGACGAGTTAGTGCTCATCATTGGCGCAATCATGGTCGTATCTTTGTTGCTAGGGTTGACCGGATATTTCGTGCTTGAGGCACTACAAAGGCAAGGAGGACTCTAATGGATTGGCTCAAACAGGTTGCTCCGACGATTGCTACGGCCCTTGGTGGCCCTCTGGCTGGCATGGCGGTATCTGCCATCTCCAAGGCTATTGGGGTCGATCCTGAAAAGGTGAATGACCTTATCTCTGACAACAAGCTGACTGCCGAGCAGGTAGCCCAGATCAAGATTGCTGAGATCGAGCTTCAGAAGCAGGCTCAGGAGTTGGGCCTGAACTTTGAGAAGCTGGCGGTTGATGACCGTAAATCTGCAAGAGAGATGCAGGCCGCCACTAGATCGTGGGTTCCTCCACTGCTGGCCGCTGCCGTAACGATAGGGTTCTTTGCCATTCTTGGTGGGATGATGTTTGGCAGGATGTCTGTAGCAGATAACACGGCTTTGACAATGATGCTCGGATCTCTTGGAACCGCCTGGACGGGGATCATTGCGTACTATTTTGGATCTTCTGCTGGATCTGCTCAGAAAACTGAAATCCTTAACAGGACTGGCGCCAAATGAAACACAATTGGGAAACCGCGATCAAGCACATCCTCAAATGGGAGGGTGGCTACGTCAACCATCCGTCTGATCCTGGCGGCATGACCAACTTGGGGGTGACTAAGCGTGTCTGGGAAGAATGGACTGGGAAGCCTGCGACTGAAGCAGATATGCGTGGACTTACCATTGAAATGGTTACTCCTCTGTACAAGAAGCGTTTCTGGGATGCTGTTCGCGGCGATGACCTTCCTGCTGGTGTTGATCTTTGTGTGTTTGACTGTGCCGTTAATGCTGGTGTTGGTAGGGCTAGTCGATTTCTTCAGCAGGTCGTGGGAGTAGCGGCAGACGGCGCAATTGGTCCGAAGACTATGGAGGCAGTCACCAAGATGTCTGCCGACGAGATTATTGAAAAGTTCTGCGATCTACGCGAAGCACACTACAAAAGTCTGAGCACATTTGCTACGTTTGGCAAGGGTTGGATGCGTAGACTTGATGGCATTGAGGCCGAGAGCAAACATCTGGCATAAGGTATGGCGACGAACCTTAACCAGCAGCTCCAATCGCCTCCGGTGCCTGACGTCGGGTCAGCACCGGCGCTGTATGACCGCACCTATGTCGATCAGAGTAATGGAACGATGCGCACGTTCTTTATTCGTCTGGTCAATGCTGTTTCGACGCTGTTCGGGCCGCGTGGCGGCAAGTACCTGAATATCCCTTCAGGCGCATTTCAGGACTCTACGGATCAGACAGACGGCTCGACCGCTGTGGCGTATTACTTCAGGTACAACACAACGGATTACAGCAACGGCGTAAGCGTAGACTCTCGCACCGCGTCCTTCACCGGCTCAATCACCACCACGACCTTAACGGTATCGGCGATCTCGGCAGGTGCAATTTACCCGTCAATGCAGATCAGCGGAACTGGCGTCACGGCTGGCACCAGGATCGTCGCGCAGCTTACAGGAACGACTGGCGGGACAGGTACATACACTGTATCTACATCGCAGACCGTGACCTCGACCGCGATGACCGGTGATCTGCCATCGAAGATCAGCGTGTCTCAGGCTGGGCTGTACAACGTGCAGTTTAGTGCGCAGTTCATCAACACGACGAACGATGTGCAGGAGATTTCTATCTGGTTTCGCAAGAATGGAACTGATGTGCCAGACTCAAACAGCGAGTTCGGCATCAAGCAACGCAAATCCACCGGCACCGCCAGCCGCCTGATCGCGGCTATGAACTTCTACCTTGAGCTCGCGGAGAACGACTACTTTGAGATTATGTGGCGCGTCTCAGACTCTGGCGTCTCGATTGAGCAGTTCCCCGCAGTCACGGCCAGCGGTACGACTCCCGCGATCCCCGCTAGTCCGTCGATAATTGTGACCGTGACCTTCGTCTCTAACCGAACAGCGTGAAATCATGGCCTACATCCCACTGAAGATCCCGCCTGGCGTCTACCGTAACGGCACAGAGTATCAGTCTGCTGGCCGTTACTACGATTCGTCTTTAGTCCGCTGGTTCGAGGGGACGATGCGCCCTGTCGGTGGATGGCGTAAACGCAGCACCTCGCAGATGACCGGAGCGTGTAGAGGGTTCATCAACTGGCGGGACAACAGTGGCAATCGCTGGATCGGAGCTGGCACGCATTCTAAGCTCTACGCGATGAACGAGGGTGGTACTCTGAAGGACATCACTCCTTCAGGCTTTACGCCTGGCAGCGCCGATGCGGTAGCGAAGATCGGCTATGGTTATGGACCTTACGGCTCATACGCCTACGGAGTGGCGCGGCCTGATACCGGAACTTTCTCACCAGCAACGACATGGAGCCTGGACACCTGGGGCGAGTATCTGGTTGGCTGCTCCAGCAGTGACGGCAAACTCTACGAGTGGCAGCTCGGGTTTGCAGGTCCCACTCTGGCCGCTGCGATTGCGAACGCTCCGACCAGCAATGAGGCTATTCTGGTCACCGCCGAGAGGTTCGTGTTCGCTCTGGGCGCGGGGGGCAATACCCGTAAGGTGCAGTGGTGCGATCAAGAGAACAATACTGTCTGGACGCCTGCCGCGACGAACCAGGCCGGAGACTTTGAGCTGACGACTGTCGGCGACATCAAATGCGGCAAGCGCGTGCGCGGTTTGTCGCTGATCTTCACCGATGTGGACGTTCACACCGCGACCTATATCGGGCTGCCTTATGTGTACAGCT